ATAAAATAGAATGGGAATTTGGTATTATAATAACTACAAAAATATAAAAAATTGAATTATTAAAATTCTTAGGGTTTTAGTAATCTAATAATATAAAGAATGTCAACTATTGAAGAATTTAGTGTTGTTTCTAAAAAAAAGAATGTACCTCAAAAAAGTGAATCTGGATTTGAACATCAAAATTGGGATACTGTAACTATCAGTAAAACACCAAAAAATAAAGTATCAAATGACTCAAAAAAAAATATTAATCCAGAATCTATTCGTTTAGCAAAACTTGATAATAATGAAATTGTAAAAGCAAAATCATTATCAACCGAGGCTAAACAAGAATTAATTAAAGCACGTGTTGCTAAAGGATTAAATCAAGAAAAGCTAGCAAATGCACTATCTATGCAAGCTAATTTATATAAAGATATTGAAAATGGTAAATCTATTCCAAATCAAAATATGCTTAATAAAATTAATAATTTTCTTGGAACAAAAGTTAAACTAACATAAATTTTTATTTTTTTTATTATTTTCAGATCGAATATATATAAATTTAGACGGCTTTTTTATATTATTAATTGATATTATTGAACCTTTAGATTGGTCATATGATAAATGTAAATATTCCATAATAAGATGATATTTATACTCGTAAGAATATTTTTCAATATAAATATATGCATCATTTAAACTTTGAAATTTTCCAAGAAGTTCAATATTATCTGATTTAGATTTCACCAATTCAACAATATAATATATATTCATTTATAATCTATAAAAATAAAAAATTGAATTATAATTATTAAATTAATTAATCTAATTTTATTATATAAAAAATATGGTAAAAATAATTACTGATGCAAATGATATTCCACAAGATAAAATTGTTGTAATTGATTTTTTTGCAGAATGGTGTGGTCCTTGCAAAAGAATAGCTCCAATTTATCAAGAATTGTCTGATAAATTTATGAATATAGTTTTTCTAAAAATTGATGTTGATGAATCTGAAAAAATTTCAGAAGCATTTGGTATTACTGCATTACCAACTTTTATTGTCATAAATAAAGGTAATATATTTAAAAAATTAGAAGGTGCAGATATGGCACAATTAATTAATATTATAGAAGAAGTACAAAAAAGTTAATTTATGATCTAATTTATATAAAAATTTATATAAATTAATACAAAGCATGGGATCGAACCCATGAGTATTGCTCTCCTTAACCACTCGGACCGTCGCTTGAGGCTCCAGCATCTAAGTGGCGCTCCTCGCCCCTTAGAGGACCGTCGCTTGAGGCTCCAGCATCTAAGTGGCGCTCCTCGCCCCTTAGAGGACATTCTTGTTCGCCTGTTACGGCTTTATTATTAGTATATCATTTCTAAATTAATTGACTCAGCCATTCATAACAATTTAAATATCATATACTTTTAATTTTAAACATAATTTTATTTTATTTGCTGTATGTGCCAAAAGTTTTTTCAAGACACTAACTACATATCAAAACTAACCACCAGGGTCAAAAATATAATGCGATAACATTTGAATATACACTTCTTCTATAAATTTTCAATAAATAAAGATTTCAATATTTTATAATCGTAAATATAATGATTCTGTTGAAACAATTTCTCTTTGTATTTTTTCTTTAATTTTATTTAACATTTCAACCATTTTAAGATTATTTTTAATAATATAACCTTCATTTAATTCTTCAATATAATTTGTTATTCTATTGATATTTTTAATTAAATCTCCTTCAAATATTTCATATTTATTTATAATATCTGATATATGTACTTCATCATACCATTCTAATACTGGAAATACATATTCCCTATTAGGTTTAATATTTGGAAACATTTGATCAACAAAACTAAAAATTTCTATATGAGAATCTGGAATATCATATGTTTCAATATTTCTACCTTCTGTTATTAAAGTTAATAAACTTAAATATTTTCTTTCATCTAAATCATCTACAAATTGACTAAATATTAATTCTGTACCAATCATATTATCTAATTCTCTAAATAATAGTGCAACCGATCCTTTTAAAGTTAGTTCATTTTCATTAAAATATCTATTATCATTTAAATATTTTATTTTATCCTTAATTTCAATTCCAATATAAGAATCTAACATTTCTCGATCTTTTTTAGCAGTATCTAAATTTTTAAGTATATCTTTTAATGATAAATATAATGATAATTCTTTTTTATATTCAGATAATTGTTCAATTTGTTTAATTCTATTAATTAGTTTTTTTCTTTGTCCTTGAGATGGTTGTATTACATCATTTAATACTATTTTAATTTTTTCATATTCATCAAAAATCTCTTTATTTTTGATTATATATCTGGATGATTTTAATTCTAATTCTTTAATTTTATTATCAAATACTATTTTTTGTTTATCACTTTGAGCTTTCATTAATGTTCCTTTTACAAATTCTTCAATATTATCAAAATTATTTTGTTTTATTGAATCTAAAATAAGATTTTCATCAACATAAAATTTGGAAACAATTGTTTGTGGATTACCAATCATTAAATTTTTAAATTCAACTCTTTCTACGGGATCTCTAAATATTTGAGGTAGTAATACAACATGACCAACTTTATCTAATCCTCTTCTTCCAGCTCTTCCACTCATTTGGATAAACTCATGTGAATGTAATAGTCTTTTTCCTAAATTATCAAATTTACTAATATCTGTAAATACAACAGTTTTAGTTGGCATATTTAATCCCACTGCAAAAGTTTCAGTTGCAAATAATACTTTAATTAAATTTTTGGAAAATAACATTTCTATTATCTCCTTAAATACTGGAATTAATCCAGAATGATGTACTGCAATACCTTTTCTGGCTAAATCTAAAAGTTTATAATATTGGGGCGTTTTTTTATAGTCATCTTTATGCTCTAATTTTGACAGGTAATATGCTATATCTTTTTCAACTTGAATTGACTCTTTATCATCATTAAATCTTTCAGTAATACTATCGGCAAGAGTAAAACACATTTTTTTAGAAAATACAAAGAAAATTGCCGGACATAAATCTTGTTGATGTAATTGTTTAGCACACTCTGTTATTAACCATTTAAAATTTGTTTTATTTTCCTGAAAATAATTACTAAAAAACATATATTTATTCATTACTTCTTCTTTGATATATTTTTCATCTGATTCCATTAGTGGATTAAATTTATTAATCCAAAGAGTATCTTTTTCTAAAAATTTATTTATTTTAGTCATAAATATACCATAACTAAATTTTAATGGAACAACACGTTTTTCATTGCTTAATAGATAGCTTGGATTTTTATTTATAGAGTGAACCCAACTTAAAAAATTTTGTGGTTTATCAATTGTAGCCGATAACATTATAATTGAAATATTCTTTGGTATTGTCATTAATGATTTTTCCCAAACATTACCTCTTTCCATATCATTTATATAATGAACTTCATCAAATACAATTGCATAAACATCATTTTCAATATCAATATTGAATGTCATTTCATTTAATTTAATTCCTCTTTTTTGTAGCATGATCATCAAAATCTCAGTAGTCATAATTAAACAATCTGCCAAAGGATTATGTTTATTATCACCAGTAATAATACCTGTTGAAATTTGTGGGTATTTATGAGTAAATTCATAAAATTTTTGATTCGATAAAGTTTTTATTGGTGAACAATAGATCACCTTTTTTCCTAATTCGATTGCTTTTAAAATTGCATATTCGGCAACAAGAGACTTACCTGAACCGGTATGAGCTGTTACCAAAATATTACACGGATTTTGTGTATTCATTAAATTGATTGAATGTTTTTGGAAATTATCTAATTCATACTTAAATGGATGTTTTAATTCACCATCAAAAGGGGTGTTAATTATTGTAATCATTTATTATATATAATTAATATCAAATATGGTATATAAATATGTAATATCAATTTTTATAAAATTTAAAAATTTTTTATAAAATTTTATAAAATATCTTATAAATTTTTTTTTATATCATAATTGATTTAAAAAATATTTATGTTATGATTTTTTAATACCAGTATTTTGGATTTTTAAATTTTTCGAAAAAAATCCGGTCCTCCGGGCAAAAATGGATTTTTGAAAATCCTGGCGAAAAAGTTCGAAATTTCTTCAACTCACTCACTCACTCTCCCTTTCTATTTTTAATAAGATATCATAATATTTTATTATCTTTATTTATCTTACTAATTTCTTATCTTATATTTCTTATTATTTTATTTCTTGCTGTTTCAAAAATTAGTAAAAAATAAAGTATAAGTAAGGTATTAAAGTAAATAAATAAAGAAATATGTGGTAATAAAAATGGTCATTTACTAAAAAATGAAACGATTTCAATTTTTAGTAAAAAAATTTCAGAAATTAGTAAAAATTTCAAAAATTAGTAAAAGTTTCAATTTTTAGTAAAAAAATTTCAGAAATTAGTAAAAAATTTCAATTTTTAATAAATTCACATCTAAAAATAATAAAAATTTTCAGAAATTAATAAATGATATATATTGAAGATATGATTATTAAAAAATGATATAATTTATTAAAAATTAATGATACTTCAATTTTTAATAATTAAAAATAAATTTAGTTTCAGAATTTAATAAAAAACTTCAATTTTTAATAAAAAATTTCAGAAATTAGTAAAAAACTTCAAAAAATAATAAAATTTAATATATATGAATAATTCTAATTATGAATGTCATTTATGTTATCGTATATTTAAAACTAAACAACAACTAACAAATCATAATAATGCTAAAAATAGGTGTAATGAACCAACAGATTTTCAATGTATTAATTGTTTAAAGTTTTTTAGGTCAAAATATGCAATGAAGCAACATAGTGATAAAAATGGATGCTCTAAAATAAATAAATATAATAAAGATAAAATAGAATTATTTAAAAAAAATGAAGTTAATGATATAGATATAGATTATAATGAATTAAAATATAAACATAATTCGGATATAGATAATCAAAATTTTGATATTGATAAAAAACAATCAATTAAAATTATTTTAAAATCAGATTTTGAAATTGATAAAAAAATAAAATTAATAAAAGCTATTTATGATATTGATATAGATATATTAAATGATATTATTAATAAAAGTTCTATAGATATTGATAATAAAATTTTATTAATAAGTCAGTGTAGTCATATTGAAAAAAACAATGAATCAAATATAACAACAAATAATTTTAATAATCAAATAACAAATAATATTCAAATAAACAATTTTAATAATGAAAATATATCATACTTAGATAAAGCATATTTTGATAATTTATTAAAATATGATATGGAAAAAGCATATTTAACATTAACCAAAGATATATATTTACGATTAGATCATCCTGAAAATAGAACAATAAGAGTTGAAAATATTAATAATAAATATGCTTATGTTTTTGAAAGAGGCAAATGGAGAGGAATCTTAAAAAGTACATTAAAAGAGTTATTATATAAAAAAAATACTAAGCTCATTAAAATACATCTTGATTTAATAAAAGATGTAATTGATGAAAAAAATAAAAATAAAATAAAAATTTTTTTAGGTAGAGATTTTGAAGAAGATCCTTATTTAAAAGAAGTTAATGATAAAATGGTATTATTATTTTATTCAGGAAAATAATATGTTATCTAAAATTGGATTAGAATTTTATAAAATAAAATATTTTTTTTATCATCAATTAAATATAATTTCATATTATATTTTTCTCCAATAATATATTCTTTATCATTGATTTGAATTCCATTATCAATTAAATTATATCCAATTTTATTTGATATTTGAATATTTAATTTTTCACACCAAAATACTAATCTATTATCTTGAACTTCCCTAAATACAATTTCATATTCTGAACCACTAATTATATCTTTGCTGGCTTTAAGATAATCCCACATTCTACTTAATTTTTTTATATCTTTCTCATATTCATTTATATTATCAAGATTAACCTCATCAAATTGTATATTCTTAAAAATTTTTTGAATTATCCAATCTACATATCTTCTAATTGGGGATGTTGCATGTGTATAATGAGTTAATCCTAAGCTTTCATGTCCATTACATTTATTTTCATATATTGCTTTTTTAAATAATTTTTGATTTCTATAAATCATATTTTTTTTGGTTGAAAGTAATTCAGTAATATATTTATTATATAATATCATATATACTTCAACCATTTTATGAGTATCTAATACTTGCATATTAATTGTTTTACCTAATTCAATACTTTTTTCAAATAGTATTTTTAATATATTATTTGATTTTTTTAATATTTCTGCTTCATCATATGTCATGTTTTTAGTTACTTTAATTTTATTACATTCAAATTCAATTGAATTGTCTTTATTAATCCAACATGTAATAACATTTTTTATTTCTCCTTCTTTTAATGAAGCCATTTTTGTTGCAATATCATCCGGAATCATATGAACTATTTTATGTGGAGCATAAACTGTTGAATATCTTTTATGATTATATGAATTTAATATTTCAGCAACATCTGCTATATGAATACCAATACGATTTTTTATAAAATCATATGACAATGCATCATCAATATCTATACATCCGATTGGATCAATTGAAAATATTTCATGATCTAATGTAATATTTGTAGGTTCATTATATTTTATAGAAATTGTTTTTTCTTTAATTATAGGCATTAATGGATAATAATTAAAAAGAATTTCATATTGGTTTATAATATTATCTACTGGACCAATATCTCTATCAATATATCCTATTGGTATTTTAGTTTTCCATTCTTTAAATTTAATTACTACAAAATGATCAATAACTTTTTCTTTATTTTTTATCATATTTTTTTTAATATTTGATGGAACTAAAAACTTTGGATAATGCCAGTTTATTGGTTGAAATTCATATAATTCTTGCCCTTTATCATTATTTCCAAAAGTATAATTATTTTTAAATTTTATTACTCCTCCAATTAAAAAAGTATCTCTTAATGATTCTTTGACTGTTAAATCATCATTTAAAATATCATTATGAAAACATTTATTTTTAATAATAATTTGAGGATCTATTGCACGATTATTAAATTCACATTCATTATAATTTGGTTTTAATATATTTAATTTATTCATTTTATATATTATTAAATTATTATTGATTTTATAAATACTTATTTCAATTTTTGTATATAAAAATTGATTTTTTATTATTATATAAATATTATATTATTATAATATATATCAAAATAATCGGAGCTAAAAATTTGTTTAATCGTTTATTACATCATAATGTAAAATATGTATTCGGATATCCTGGTGGAGCAATCTTACCTGTCTTAAATGAATTCTATAATCAAAAAAAAATAAAATATATATTAACTAGAACAGAAGCTGGTGGGAGTTTTATGGCGGAAGGTTATTCAAAAGTAACTAAAACACCCGGAGTTGTAATGGTTACTTCTGGACCAGGTGCAATTAATGTTATGACAAGTCTTCAAAATGCATTAAGTGATGGTACATCATTATTAGCATTAACTGGACAGGTATCAACTAGTGTATTAGGAACTGATGCATTTCAAGAAGCAGATGTAGTTGGTATTTCTACACCATGTACTAAATGGAATCATATGATTAAAGATGGAACAGAAATTAACAATGTTGTTGATAAAGCATTTCAAAAAATGTTAAATAAAAGACATGGTCCTGTATTAATTGATTTACCAAAAAATGTAATGAGTAATGTTCATGAACAAAATGTATCAAATGTATTGCCAGAAAATGACGAACAATTAAAACCAACAATTGGAATTTATGAAATGATTCATATTATTAAAAATGCAAAACGACCTGTTGTATTAGCTGGTCAAGGTATTTTTCAATCTGATGCTGTAGATGATTTGAGAATATTTGTAAAAACCTATAATCTTCCAGTTACTACTACTTTAATGGGACTTGGTATTTATGATGAAGAAGAAGAGTTATCCTTAAAAATGGTTGGTATGCATGGATCTTATTATGCAAATATGGCAATTCAAAATAGTGATTTAATAATTAATTTTGGTAGTCGTTTTGATGATCGGATTATTGGTAATCCTACAAAATTTGCTCCAAATGCAAAGATTATTCATATTGATATTCTTTCCAAAAATATTAATCGTACTATAAAATCACATTATTATATTAATGATGATTGTAAGAAAATATTACAAAAAATAAACAGAGTTAATTATGGACTTTATCATCCATATGCTTATCAAGAATGGCATTTTCAAATTAATAAATGGAAAAGAATACCATTTCAATATCCAAATAAAAATGGGGTTTTACAAGGAAGACATGTTATTTCAGAATTAAATAAAATAATTAAAAAAGATATTCAGAATTATAGAAAAAAAAATAAAAATAATTATACAATTGTTGCAGATGTTGGTGCACATCAAATGTGGGCTGCCCAATTTTTTGATTATAATTATCCAAGAGTAAAATTTATTACTTCTGGAGGATTAGGTTCAATGGGTTTTGCAGTACCATCGTCAATGGGTGTAAAAGTTGGTTTACCGGATGATATAGTAATTTGTATTTGTGGAGATGGAGGATTTTCAATGAGTTTTAATGAAATTATTACAGCAATTGAAAATAAAATTAATATTAAAGTTTTTATAATTAATAATAGTTATCAATTAATGGTTAAAATGTGGCAGGAAAAATTTTATAATAATCAAATTGTTGGAACTAAAATGTTAAATCCTCCTTTTGAATTAATGTGTAAATCAATGGGATGTGAAAGTTTTAAAATTGATGTTAATAGTAGTCTACAATCAGATCTTAATTATGTTTTAAATTATGAAAAAGGACCAATTGTTGTTAATGTAATTACTGATGAAAATGAATCTGTATTACCAATGGTATCTCCAGGAAAAGCATTAGATGATATGATTATTGACGAAGATGGAAAAGAAACATATACAGGAGATGCTCCTTGTTAATTTAGTTTATATTTATTATAATAATTATAAATTAAGTAATGGAATTATCCGAAGAACAAAAACAAATAATAAATGCACCGATAGATAAAAATATTCGTATTATTGCTTCAGCTGGTTCTGGAAAAACAACTACTTTAATCAATAGAATATTATATTTAATTAAAAACCATAATTTACATCTTCATGAAATTATATTAACTACTTTTACAAGAGAAGCTTCAGAAATTATGAAAAATAAAATTAAAAATAATATTCATTTATTTTATAATTTTATGTGTGGAACTATTGATGCAATTGCTCGAAAAATTTTACATATTAATAACATATTAGATGAAAATACACAATTAACATCAGTATCTGAATATATTCATAGAGTAATAAATTTTTCTAAAACTGACAATGGTATTAAATATTTTAAAAAATTTAAATATATATTTATAGATGAATATCAGGATATTGATTATTATCAACATGTATTTTTTAAAAGGTTACATCAATTAGGATTAATAATAACTGTTGTTGGAGATGATTCACAAAATATTTATAGTTTTAGACAAAGTGATATTAATTATTTGATAAAATTTAATGAATATTTTAGTGTGAATAATGAAACTTTTTCTTTAACTAGAAACTACAGATCAACTAATCAAATTATAGAATTAGCAAATCAATCAATAAAAATAAATAAAAATAGATTAGAAAAAACTATGATTGGAACTAATAAAAATGGAATAAAACCAATGGTTATTAAATCAAATTGGAATAATTATGATACATTAATATTAACAAGTATTCTTAAAAAAATAAAAATGTATCCCTTACACGAAATAGCTATTTTATCTCGTAATAATTTTTTATTATTAAAAGTAGAAAATATACTATATAAATATGGTATTGCAAATGTATTATTAAGAGACGATGATATTAAAGTAAATAAAAAAGAAAATCATATTACTTTATCAACAATACATAAAAGTAAAGGGTTAGAATTTGATCTTGTATATATAATAGGTTGCGATGATAGTTTTTTTCCAAGAATGAAAGATTTTTTAAGAATAGAAGAAGAAAGAAGATTATTTTATGTCGCAACTACACGAGCAAAATCAAGATTATATTATTTTTATTTATCAGATTATGTTACTAGATTTTTAACAGAAATACCAAATGAATTATTAAATTGGGAAAATGCAAAAGAAGAAGATAAAAAATTATCAGATGTTGAAATGATTGAATATAAAACTGGAATTACTCAAATTATAAAAAATCTTCGTGGTGAAGATTATATTAGATTAAGAAATAAGGGTATATTACCAAATATTAGATTTGATAAAAGTACAATTGATTATTCAATTTATCCAAATGAATTTAAATGGACAAAATTTGTTAAAAAAGAAAATTTATATACTGAATATGGTAATTATTTTGACACAATTTTAACTAGATTTATTTTAGAAGAAACAACAAAAACAATATATGATAAATCTGCAATAAAAATATTAAATAACATTCAATTAGATAAAGATCAAATAAATCTAATTAAAAAGTATAAATATAATTTTATTTATAATTTTTCAAAAATAATACAAAATATTGATAATTTTGATGATACAACTTTAATAAAAAATGATGAAACTAAAAAATGTATTAAATTAATAGAACCAAATGATAAAAAATTAATAATTAATTTTATTGATTATTTAAAAAAAAATATTAAAGGATTTGGAAATGGATCAATTGAAGATTTATTTTTATCTAGATTTAATTATGATCAAAGTAAAATAAAAGATATAAATGATAGTTATATCAAATTTACAAATCCAGATATAAAAACGATAGATATTTTAATAGATGTATTTAATATATCAAAATGTAATTCATTGGTTGAAAATAGATTAAGAATGTTATATGTAAACATTTTAGAAGAAAATATTGATGATTATCAATTATTAATCAGATTAATGAAAGATAATTTTTTACCATGGATATTAAAGCATAAACATATTGAATGTAAAAAATATATTAATTATGATATATATAATGGGGAATGTGACTTAATTTGTGATGATATTTTAATAGATTATAAATGTTCTGAAAATAATTTTATTCAAATAGAATGGATAATCCAATTATTATGCTATACTCATATGCTACAAGATGAAAATTATAATATAAATAAAATAGCTATTTTTAATATATTAAGTGGAAAATTATTTATGGCTGATATATCTAAATGGAAACGTGGAAAAGAATTATTTGATTATTTAATTAATTTACAGGAAAAACTAATGGTTAAAGATTATAAATTAGAACCAGAATTAATTGATTCAGAAGAAAATATATTTAATATAAAATTTGAAAATATTAATTTAATACCATTTATTGATTAAATTTATAAATCAATAATAATATTATTATATGAAAATACATGAGTATCTTAATATAACATAAATAAAAATATTTAATCAGATTATATACGTTAGTTAATATAAACAAATATATATATATTTATATGTTTATATTAATTCCTTTAGGTGGTTCAGGAGAAAGATTTAAAAAAGATGGTTATAGAATTCCAAAAGCATTAATATTAGTAAATAATAAACCTATACTATTTCATCTTCTAGATAATCTCGTTTTCAATGATACAAATAATATTAATTTTGTATATATTCCATATAATCACGAGTATTTAGAATATAATTTAGAAAATTTATTAATAGAAAGATATCCATCAATAAAATTTAAATTCTTGGTATTAGAAAATAATACTAGTGGAGCAGCTGATACAATTAGAATTGCTTTAAATAATATAGGTACAGAAACAACTGATTGTCCTGTATTATGTCTAGATAGTGATAACTTTTATACTACTGATATTATTCAATTATGGAAAGGCAAGAATAAAGTGTTTACATTTAATGATAAAATAAATGAACCTATATATTCTTATATTACAACAATTGATGATACAACTATTATATCAGATATTCGCGAAAAAGAGAAAATATCAAATAATGCTTGTTGTGGTGCATACGGGTTTCAATCTTGGCAACAACTTTTACATTATGCTACTTATATTATTGATAAAAAAATAACGCAAAAGAATGAATACTATACTTCAATCGTCATTAAAGAAATGATTAAACAAAATATTAACTTTATGTGTGAAAATATACAAAATAAACATTATTATTCTATAGGTACACCAAAACAAGTCAAAGAATTTGAATATTCTATTTTATTTGATTTAGATGGTACCCTCGTAAATACAGATCATATATATACAGAAGTATGGAATATAATTTTCAAAAAGTATAATTTTGGGTTTGTTGTGGATAACATATTTTTTGATAATTTTATCAAAGGAAAAAATGATACTTTATTTTTAAATTATTTATTACGGAATATAAGTATTGAACAAGTTAATGAAATATCTAAGTTAAAAGATGAATTATTTATTGAATTACTAAAAAATAGCAATAAATCTATTTTATTACCTGGTGTTCTTGATTTTTTAGAAATAAATAAAAATAGAAAAATGGCAATTGTGACTAGTTGTAATAAAAAGTCAGCAGAATATATTATAGAATATACTGGATTAAATAACTATATTTCTTTACTCATTTCTGCGAATGATTGCAAAAAACATAAACCAGACCCTGAGCCGTATTTGAACGCAATAGAACAATTACAATTAAATAAAGAAAAAACAATTATTTTTGAAGATAGTTATTCAGGATATACTAGTGCAAAAAATACAAACGTATATAAAATTATTTTAATATGCAATGAAAATTCATGTAAGGATATTATAAATACGAATGAATATAAGATTTCCGATTATAGAAGTTTTAATATTGACACTGTTATATCTAATATAATAAAAAATGAAGAATTGTTTGAAAACAATATATGTAATATACTTAAAAAGGAATTAATAAAATCATATCCAATAAAAGAAATTAGACACAATGATATTCAATTAAAAACTGGATATATATGTGATATACAATCATATAAAATAATATTTAATGATAAGAGTACAGAAAATATCATATTAAAAATAAACAATACTGAAAATGAATTATCAAAAACTGCAGAAAAAATGAATTTATATGGTAATGAAATAAACTTTTATACTAATATTCGAGATACACTATCATCAGATATAGTATGTGTACCAAAATGTTATGGTATCATATCATTTGAAAAAGAAGGATCTCGAAAGGGAATTATTCTTGAAAATTTATTTAAATATGAAGGAGAGTTTAATATAGATTTGAATAAAGATACACAAACTTTATTAAATCTTGTTTATGAAATATCAAAACTCCATACAAAATATTTTTTTAATAATGAGAATGATGTTCCATTAAATATGCGAAATATAACAACACTAAATGAACTTAAATTTTTTAAAGAATTATTATCTGAAAGATTTGAAATATTTATAGAGAAAAATAAATTTGTTTTAAAAGAAAAAGAGAAAGAAATATTGTATAAATGTTTTCAAAATTATGATAAAAATATTATACAATCATCTACGTACCCATTAAGTTTTTGTCACGGAGACTTTAAAAGTGCAAATATTTTTTATAAAAGTGATAGTTCTCAACAAAATAAAATACCATATTTTTTAGACTGGCAGTATATTCAACTAAATAAAGGAGTCAGCGATATAGTATTTTTATTAGTCGAAAGTATAAAGTTTGATAAGATGAAAATAGAATTAGTCTTGAACTATTATTATTGTGTAATCTCTGAAAAAATAAATAATTATTCATATGAAGAATTTATGAGTGATTTTAAAGCGAATTTATGTATTTTTCCATTTGTAGTATGTGTATGGTTTAATAGTGAAAATAATGATAAATTATTAGATAAAATATTTCCAATTAGGTTTATGATAAATTTATTGGAATATTTAAATTATTTCAATATATAAGAAGTATTTAATACCATTTATTGATTAAGTTTATAAATCACTAATAATATTATTAATTATTTGAAGATTATAATATCCAGTAATATTATTTGGTTCTAAGATAGCTTGTTCGTTCCATTCATTCCATGCATTTACAATAATAATATTTTCATTTAATGTTAATTTAGAAAGATCATAAATATTTTTATATTTATATATTATTTTTGATAATAATACAATTAACATATTTTTTAAATTATCATGTGAAAAATTTGATATTTCAAGATAAAAATTTTTTTTTCTAACACAATTATTCCAATAAAGAGATAATCCAAGATGTTTGTTTTCAGTATTATATTCATTATTTTTATATTTATCTATAATATCATCATAATTAAAAACAGTTTTATATTCAAAATTAGTTTGATTACAATAATTAGTTGAATACATTGGTTCAAAAATAAATTTAGTCATATCATTATATATATTATGATTCTCTTTATTACCATTCTCTGTTATAATTATTTTGATTTTTATATTATGTTTATTTAATTCATTTATCCATAATTCTTTCATTTCTTTAAAATTATCAATTTGAGAAGCATTATAAATATAAAATATACATTCATTATTAATATTTTTTATATAATTTGGTCTTTTAAAAAATGGAATTAAATATTGAATATGTTCTAAATGATCATTATAATCTTGAAATATTAAAATATCCTCATTTGAACAGTCCCATTTTCGACTCCATGATTCATTTGCCCAAGATATAGAAAATGGAAAAGTTATTTTTTCATCTAAAAAATATTCAAGTGGTTTATGTAATAATATTTTATTTTTATTAAACCAGTAATGATAAATTACAAAACCATTAATATTATATTTATTTGCTAATTTAATTTGTTTTATTAAAGTATTTTTATTATTTAAATCATAATATCCTATATCCTCATGAGGTTTTAATATATTTACATCTTCATTATTATATTTAATAACTTTATTAAATGGTTTTAAAAAGGTCCATTCAGTAAAATTATTTCCCCAAAATTTATCATTTTCAGGTATTCTGTGAAATTGAGGAAAATATATTGCATTAATTTTAATATCATAAAAATTATATAAATTTTTTTCATCTAATATTAAATAGTCTCCTTTTAGATGCATTATAACATTTAACCATATTTTTTCAAAAATATGGTCAATCATACAATCTGGTAATGATTTTGATAAATTATCAATCATTAAATTATTTCCAAATAATTTATTTTTTAAATAATATGAATAAGCTTCATGACCAGATAAATTTAAATTATAATATATTGTAAACCAATTATAGTCAAATGATGAATTATCATTTAATAAATTATAAAATAATTTATATTTTGATTTAAATATATAATCAAGAACATTTTTATGTAATATCATACAATTACCTTCCGAAAATATTTTATCTTTACTACTAATTTTTAAAAATTCAAGTATTTCATTATAATATTTATCATTATTTTGAAAACATTTTCTTTCATTAATATGCATTTCATTTAAAAATATTCCTAATAAATTATTATTCATTAATAAATATTTTATTAATTTAATTCTATTATTATTTTTTGCAAATGTCGTAAAATATTTTTTTCGCATGATTTCATCAGTTTTAGAATGTAAAAATAAAATATATTTATAATCAATTGAATTATTATATAAATATTCTAATACTGATATTTTGGGACCAATATCATATCCTTTATTTTTTATTTTAATAAACATGATATTATTATTTAAATATTCATCTGATAAAATTCCATCATTAAATGTAATAATAACTGTAAATTCATTTATTATAATATATATGTATTTAATATAATCATTTATTTTACTAATATCATGTATATGAATATGACATATATAATCACTAATATTAATTTTTTGAATTATATCATACTTAATTGGTTCATTAATATTTGTAATATTTAAAATATATTTATTAAATAATGTTGGATATAAATTAATATTAGTTATTTGATATAAATTATTACTATTTATTGGATAGTTAATTTTATCTAAATCATATATAAAATAAGCTTTATTTAATCTTTCTAAAATAAATGGTAAATGAGGATAATATGGACGATCCCATAATTTAATTAAATCTTCTTTGCTTATATCACCATTGTGATTAGCATCTTCAAAAATTAATGGATGATTTAATAATAATGGCAATAATATATTTACATACCAATTTATAAATCCTAACATTTTATGAGGAACACTCATAAAATAATTACATATTGATTCTGTAAAATCTTTAATTTTTAATTCATTTAATATATAATTCCATATATCTTTAAAATGAGTATGAGATAATATATTTAATGAATTATTTACTAAAGTATTAGTATCACAAAAATGTATATAATCTTTACCAATATATTCTTTATTTAATATAATTCTATTTACTAATTCAAGATCAATAATATCTTTTTTTTTATATACTTTCCAAGATAAAATACCAACCATATCTAAATTACTCCATTCATCTTTAATGTCTAATAATTGTTTCCAAAATGCATTTTCAAATGTATAATCTTGATTTTTAATTATAATTGGTTTTGCCCAATTATATTTTTTATAAATACATATTGCTTTATTATATGTTTCTTCTGAATAACATAATATGTAAATAATTACATTTGATATACTTTTTAATAATAATTTATTAAATAAATTTTTATTATCCAATTTATGACAACCCAAACAAAATTCATTATGTAAATAACTTTCTATTGAAAATAATGATGATATTTCTTTAGTTGGTAATTTATAACCAAATTGTTTTAATGCAATTGAAAAAAAAATATCTTCTGAAATTGTATTTATATCATAATTATGCATTTTTACAAAACTTTTATATTCTAAACTATATATAATTGCTTTAATATTTCTTAATGAAAATCCACCATTACCTCCTTCATAATCAATATTATTTACTGGATCCCATGGTGCACCAATATAATCATATTCATAAAATTCATCAATTTGATTATGAAAAATCATTGTATCGTGTTGAAATATAAGAGCTTTGTCAAATTTTATAAGTAATTTCCAAAAATTTATATTTAACATAATTTTATTATAATCTTTACGAGATCTTAATATATATTCTTTGGGTAAAATTAGAATATTAATATTATTATCTAATTTTGAAGCTAAGTTTATATATTCATCATATACATTTTCAGTTACATAAATCCACATTGTAAAATCATTATTTAAAAATCTAGAAAATTGTCTTAATAGTAGTTCTGTATAATTAAATATTCTTGATTCTATCATTATTGCAATATTTTTAGAATTATTATTGAATTTTATTAATTTATATTTCCTTACACATTCAATAATTTCATCATATTTAATTATATAATTAAATTCATTTATACTATTTAATAATAATTTATTATGTAGTTCATTATTATGTTTATATAATTCATGTGATCCAATTGATTTTTCATTATATAAATATGATTCAATCGAAAAATATGATGCTGTTTTTTTATCTGGTAATTTAAATCCAAATTGATTCATTGCAAATGAAAAAAATAAATCTTCTGTAATAGTATCTTTATTTCTATCATGTGTATTAACTTCATTATAATGTTCTAAGCAATATATTATTTTTTTAATATTTCTTAATGAAAAACTACCATTTCCACCATCTAAATTAATATTTGAATTAGGATCCCATGGAGCACCAATATAATCATATTCATAAAATTCTTCAATTCCTTGCCGATAAATCATAGTATCTATTTTAAATACTAACACTTTTTCATAATTATTTAACATTTTCCAAAATGATATATTTAACATAATTTTATTATAATCATCATTCGATTCAAATTTATATTGACTTGGTAATAATTTAATTATTATATTATTATTAATTTTATCTGCTAAATCTATATATTCACTATATACATGTTTAGTTACATAAATTAATATAGAAAAATCAATTGGTAGAAACCTTGAAAATTGTCTTAATAAAAATTCACTATTTTTATAAATCTTTGATTCAACTAATAATGCAACATATTTTGTATTTTTATTAAATATATTAATTTTACAATTTATTATTTTGTTTAATAATTTTTCTTGATTATTTTTGTCTTCATTGTATATTTTTTCTTCTTTATCTGTTTGAGATAAATAATTATTCTTATTAGATATATTTTTTATTATATATTTTTTTTTGTTGATATTCATTAAATATATATATTTATAAATATATATATATATATTTATAAATATGAATAAAAAAATTTATTTAAAAATAAAAATTAAAAAAAAATATAAATATAAAAATAAAATATTAAATGAAGATGATATTAATATTATAAATGAAAATAGTATTAATTTAAAAAATATAAATTTAAAAAATTTATTTGTAAAACAAAATAATACATCTAGAATTAATAAGTCTCAATATACACCAACAATTAATAAGTCTCAATATACGTCAATAATTAATAAGTATCAATATACTCCAAGAATTAATAAATCACATAATACACCAACAATTAATAAATCACATAATACACCAAGAATTAATATTTTACAGAATTTAAAAAATGAAAGAGTATCATCAATTAATTCTGATAAAAATAAAAAAACTACTCCAAATTTTACTTCTGTAACTTTTATAAAAAGAGTATCATCTTTAAAAAATTATAAAGATATA